ATCACCCAGGCCGAGCGCTTCGCGGCCGGTGAAGCCGTGGCGCACCGCGTGCGCCGGGCGCTGGCCGGTGGTGAGCCCGGGGCGCGGGTGGTGCATCCGCCGCAAGAGGTGACCGCGTGAAGCACACCCCCAGCCCCCACCGCGCCGCCGCCAGCACCCTGGCCCAGCGCCTGCGCATCGTGGCGCACCGCGGGCACCAGGTCACCGCCAAAGACCTGGCCACCCTGGTGCGCGCTGCCGCGCTGCTGGAGGAACAGGGCGCGGCGATTGATCGGCACCTGAGCGTGTACGGCCAGACGCTGGGGGAGCTGGTGGAGACGCGGCATCAGTTGGTGAGCATCAGGGAGATGCTCACGGAGGCGCTGGAGGGGGAGGCCGTATGACCGAAACCCTGACCTGCATACCAGTGGCCACCAAGCCCGACGCGGATATCACAGTGCTGTGCTGGTTTGAATCGAAAGAGTGGTACAGCGGCTGGTGGGACGACGCCGCCGGCTGCTGGTTTGACGCTGCATCTGGCGCGGTGGTGGAAGGCGTGACGCATTGGGCACACGTGCAGGGGCCGCAATGAGCACCCAACTCACCCTCTCCCTAGTCCCCCGCCGCGAGCCCTCACGCCAGCGGCCGGTGCTGGAGCGCCTGCACCAGGTGCTGCGCCGCCGTGGCATCAACCCCGAATGGCGCTGGACGAGCCACACCAAGGGCTGGATCTTGCCCACGCCCTGCCTGGACGTAGGCGACCGCCTGCGCATCGGCCCCCGCCCCGAGCGGCCCGGCATCCCCGCCACCGGCGCCTGGGACACCCTGTGCGCCTGGCACATCAACGCCGCCCAGCACTGCCCCGAAGAGAACTACGGCTACAGCCACCGCCAGTTCGTCAAGCGCCAGGGCGTGACGCGGTTTGAACTACCTGAAGACGACGAAGGAGCCTTGAAGTGAGAGACAACCCGGATGACGGCAGCGGCCTGGAGCTTTTCGGCCGCCTGCTGGTAGTGCTGGCCATCGTCGGCCTGGTCGCCATGCTGGCGCTCGCAACTTGGGGGCTGTGGGCATGGATCAAGTGACCGTACCACGCGCCACGGTGGAGCAGGTGCTGGGGGCGTTGGAAGGCGGCGGGGATTCGTGGCGTTTGATCGGGCCTGCAATCGACGCCCTCCGCGCCGCGCTGGAGCAGCCGGAGCAGCCGGAGCAGCCGGTGCAGGAGCCGGTGGCGCGAGTTCTACAGACAGTGGGCCAATACCACACAGGGCGTTTCGTTGCTGAGGTCGAGACGGTGCGCAGGCTGCGTAATGGCGAAAGCCTCTACACCCACCCACCTCAGCGTCCCGCAGAGCCGGAGCAGGTCGTTCCCTACACCGTATGGCGGCAGGGCTTCGATGCTGTGAGGAAATACAAGGAGAACAACCATGACTGACCTGATTACCCTGCCGCGTGCTGTAGCGCAGCAGGCGCTCCATGTGGCAACGGCTGCCGGGTATCCGGTGGCGCTCATTACCGCTCTCAAGGCCGCGCTGGAGCAGCCGGTGCAGGAGCCTGCGAAGCGCGCAACCGGATGGGTCGCGCCGAAGGATCACTACACGACGCCTGTGTTTTTCAATCCGTACACGGGTGATCCGCGTGATGTGCGCGACGTTCGGAGTGATCCGCAAGGCATTTTGATCGTGCCTCCCGGCGCGGCTTGGTTGACAGCAAAGGGGTGAAGCATGACTGATCTTCGTGCCGCAGCCCAGCAGGCGCTGGAGGTGTTGGAGGCAGGCCCGGACGTTGACCCGATCTTTGCGGGTGAAACCGAGGTTGCCCTCCGCGCCGCGCTGGAGCAGCCCAACGTGGAGCAGCCGAAGCCCCCGCCCGAAGCTCAGACCGAGGCCGAGCGCTTGGCCTACTGCGCCGGATGGTGGGCGGCGATGGAGCAGAAGCGGGAGCAGCCGGCGCAGGAACCGGTGGCGTGGCGCACGTTTGACGGCGAGGGCGGATACGACTACCGCACCTATGACGACAACGAGAACTACCGTAATGAATGGGACAAGCGCAACCCAAACCATAAAGGCTGGGTGGAACCGCTCTACACCCACCACGACCACCCAGCCCGAGCCTAAGTGATGACTCAAGACCTCACCCACATCGAGCACCAGATCGCCGAGCTGCAGCGCCAGGCCGAGGCGCTGCGCACCACCACGGACGACCCGCGGCTGCCCGCCGCCTGGCGCAAGCTGGTGAAGGGCCAGGGCTGGTATCGGTACCTGCAGCTTCCGCCCGCTCAGCACGAGCTGGCCCTCATCGACGGCTGGGAGCCCCTGCACCTGCGCCAGCACCGCATGGCGGATGCCAAGGCCCGCGCCCTGGTCCGGGCGCATCAAGGGGCGGCGCTGGTGCGGGCGGTGGAGGCGCATCATGGAATCCACTGATCGAGCCCGCTCGCGCCTGATGGAGATCGCCGGGCGGCGCGGCGAGAAGATCACCGCGCGAGATGTGGCCACCGCTCACCTGGCGATTCAGGCGATTGAGCACTTGCACGATCTTGCCGCGTTCAACCTGAACACCTACAGCGACGCGCTGCGCAGCAGCGTGCACCGCGGCGTGCAGCTTGATGCTGCGCGCGCGATGCTTGAGGAGATCAAGGAGATATTGGAATGAGCCTGCTCACTCCCGCCGAACTTGCGGCGTACCTGCGCAGCAGTGAGCGCACGGTTGCGCGTATGGTGCTGGACGGGTGTCCGTCTATCCTTGTGGGCCGGCGCCGGCGTTTTGACCTGGCCGCCGTCATGGACTGGACAGGGGAGCAGGCTTCATGCCGATCAGAAAAGACACCGATGGCCGTTGGCACGCAGAGGCTTGCGTCGGCCGTCGCCGCCTTCACCGCCGCCTCGCGCCAGGTGCAAGTGCGAGCGATGCCAAGCTCCTCGAAGCTGAGCTAGTCCGGGCGCTGCACGCCCAGGCGGTGCAGCGCCAGCCGCATCTGCCGGGCGACCCGATGCTGGCCGAGCTGATGGCCGACTACGCCACCCGCCATGCGGCCACCCTGCGCAGTGCCAGCACCGCCCGGTATCACGCCTGGCGCATCGGGCGCTGGCTTGAGGGCAAGCGCGCCTCAGAAACCCGCCAGGTTGCTGCGGCCATCATCGAGGACCTGCAGGGCGTCTATGCGCCCGCCACCATCAACCGCAGTCTGGGCACGCTGAAGAAAGCGCTTAGCGATGCGTGGCAGCGCGGCCAGACTAGCGTGGACTACAGCGGCCTGGTGCGCCGCCTGGCCGAGAACAACCAGCGCACGGTGTACCTCAGCATGGAGCAGGTGCGCGCCCTGGCCGACCACGCCAGCCCCCAGGTGCGCGCAGCCATCTGGGTGGCCATGCTGACCGGCTGCAGGCGAGGGGAGGTGTGCCAGATCCTGCCCGAGCACATCGGCACGGACACGCTGCGCATTCCTGCGGGCAACACCAAGACGCTGCGATACCGCGAGGTGCCCATCGTGCCGGCGCTGCGCCCGTGGCTGGATCAGCTTCCGCTGGCCATCAGCTTTGAGGGCGTGAAGAGCGGCTTCAGGCGCGCGCGCGAGAAGGCCGGCATGCCGCACGTGCACTTCCACGACCTGCGCCACTCCTGCGCCACCGTGCTGCTGGGCCTGGGGGTGGACCTGCACGTGGTGCGCGAGATCCTGGGCCACACCTCGGTGAAAACCACCGAGCGCTACGCGCACGTGATGACGGCGCCGCAGCGCCAGGCGCTGGAAAAGCTGGGAAATCTTGCTCCGATTTACACCGAGGATTTACACCAGAAAGACAAACGGCCCCGAAGGGCCGCTGTAAGTCGTTGATTTTATTGGTGGGCGGTGCAGGGTTCGAACCTGCGACCCCTGCCGTGTGAACCCAGGTGTCTGCCACCGTCTACGAGGGTAAGTGTCTGTCAGGGAACCCTATTTTCTGGGGGTTTCTGACCAGGATTTACACCGGGATTTACACCGGGGTTTGACACCAGTGCCGCGTAGGCTTGCTGGCAGGCTTGGCCGCTCGTGGCGCGGGCATCCGCTACCGCAGCAAGCTCTCGACCAGCTGCCTCCAGCCGTCCGAGCACGTCGGCAAGCACAGTGGCGGGGCTGGGGGTTGGTGGGCTGCTGGGGGTAGGGGCGGGATCTGCGGGGGTGGGGGCGGGGCAGGCGGCAGTGGCGGCGAGCTCGTCGGCGCGGTGGCGCAGGCCGTCACCAGCAATGCGGCCAGCAGCGCGGGCAGCGTCCAGGGCGCGGGCTTGGGTTTGGGCTTCAAGGGCAATCTCCTGGTGCTTGTGGATCCATGCTTGCTCGATGCTGCGGTAGGCGGCGGCTGCGCTGGCGCTTGCGGCCACGGCCTGGGCGCGGTCTTCGGCGGCCTGGCGGCGCTGGGCTTGGATCTCGGTGCGCAGATCTGCGGCGGTGAGCTGCGCGCGCTGCAGGCGCCAGGTTTGCACGCCGGCCAGGGCCAGCGCCACCAGGATGCAAGCCAGCAGGGCGCGGGTCACGGGCGGCCTTCGCACATGGCGCGCTCGGCGGCGCGGCGCTTGGGCAGGCCGCCGCAGCGGTGGGCGGGGTCGCGGCAGTCGCGCCCCTGGAAGTAGACCCAGCGGTCGAACTCGGCGCAGGCTTGGGCGTGCTGGCCGGCGTTGTGCAGGCGCACCATGGTGCTGCGGCACACGGCATCGGCGCCCACGTTGTAGGCCAGGCTGACCAGGCTGTCGAATTCGCCTTGCGTCAGCGGCGCGGTGACGCAGCGGTGCAGCGCGGTTTCGCCTTTGCGCACTTCGCGCAGGGTGAGGGCCAGGGCCTGGGGTGGGCGGATGGTGTCGCCGATCTGCACGGGCGAGCCGTCAGGCCGCCAGGTGCTGCCGAAGCCGTAGGTGGGCCGGTCAGTGGGCAGGGGGCGGACGGCCTGGTCGGTATAGCCTTCGTCCTGCGTCAGCGCCACCAGGCCGGCGGCGCTGAGGGTGAGGGCTGCGGCCAGGAGGCGCAGGGGTTTCATGCAGGGGTGACCTGGCTCACAGCCCCAGCTTGGCGCGCTCAGCCCGGCCCCAGGCGCGGCAAGCTTCCGCGTGGTCGTTCCAGGCCGTGGTTTCGGCGCTTGGGGCGATGCGCAGCAGCTTGATTTCGTCGTCCACGCTGTACTCGGCGCGGATCTTTTCTACCACCCGTTGGCTGATGAGGCGCGCATGCGGGCTGGCGGCCAGGATTTGGGCGCGCAGCTCCGCGGGCAGCGGGCTGGGCAGCGTCTCGATGCTGGGCGCGATCTGCGCGGGTTGGTCGGTCGGCAGCGTGGCGCCGTCATCCAGCACGACGATGGTGCGGCCATCGGCCAGCGTGGCGATTTCCTGGCCCTGGCGCTGGCCAGGGGTGGATTCAGGCAGCCGCAGCTCGAAGGTGTTGATGGCGGTGATGGTTTTGCGGTAGGCGATGAGAGAGGGCATGGTGGTGCTCCGTCAGGTAGTGGACGAGGGGTTGATGAGATGCCGTGTGGCGCGCGTGGCCCAGGCGTGAAACGATGGACTGAAGCCGGCCGGCGCGGGCATCAGCACGGATTGCTGAGATAAGGTGCGGGCGCACGAACCGGGCGCGGGCCCAGGTGCGGTAGCCCACCCAATTCACGCCTCGGCGCAGGGGCTGCAGGCTGTGGTGGCTGATGGCCAGGCCCAGCAGGCTGAGGTGGTGGCGGATGGCCTTCAGCCACTGTGTGCCTGCCGCGCGGCTGGGTGCGATCATCACCGCGTCGTCCATGTAGCGGCCGTAGTCGGTCACCTTAAGCGTGCGCTTGGCAAAGTCGTCCAGCGTGTGAAGGTACAGGTTGGCAAAGGTCTGGCTCATCAGGTTGCCGATGGGGATGCCCACCGGCTCAGGGCGCTGGGCAAACAGGTGCAACAGGTGCAAGGTGGCAGGGCACTTGATGAAGCGCTGGACGATGGCGGCCAGGGTTGAGCGGTCTACGCTGTAGAAGAACTTGCGCACATCGACGTGCAGCGTCCAGGCGGTGCGCGGGGCGCGGCGCATGGCGGCTTGCAGCCAGTCAGCCGCGGCGTGTGTGCCCAGCCCGTTGCGGCAGGCGAAGGTGGTGCTGATGTGGCGGCGCTCGAAGATCGGGCCCACCACGGCGTAAACGGCGTGCTGGGCTACCAGGTCGCGGAAGGACGGGGCTTCGATCAAGCGCGGCTTGCGGCCGTCGTTTACCCAGAAGCGATTCAGCGGCTGCGGCTGGTAGGTGCCGGTGCGCAGTTCGTGGCACAGGGCGGCGATGTTGGCGCCCAGGTTGCGCTCAAACAGAAAGCAGCCTCGGCTGTTGCGCTTTTGCTCGCGCGCCCGCTGGTAGGCAGCCATGAGGGCGAGCTCGGTGGCGTACAGGGGCAGCAGGTTGCCGTGGCGCTTCATGCGGCGCCCCGGCCAGGTGTAGGTGCTGCGGCGCCAGTGGTCGCCCTGCGGCCAACATGGGCCGGCGTGCGGGCTACTGAAGGGCGCTGCAGCGGCAGATTTCGGCACCAGCCGCGACGGGGGCTCCCTCTTTGCCGGTCGGCTGTTGCCGCATGGGGCAGGCCAGGCGAAGAGTCGGCGCGGAACCCGATGTTGTCGTTCGAGTTGCCGCGGTCGTTGTTCAAGTTCAGCGCCCAGACCCCGGCATTGCTGCCGTTGTTCCAGTTGCCGCCAGAGATCACACAGAGCATGTCAAGCCCCTACCGCACCGGCAAGCTCTCGCTCGCCGGATTCTTGCGCTGCTGCGGCGACCGCAGGCAGCGGGCCCTGAGCGTCACCGCCCGGGGCCGATTCTTTTTGCAGCCAGCCGCCGATCATGCGGCCCAGCTCGTCCACCAGGCGCAGCATTACCAGCGCCCGGTGCTCGCCCGGTTGCTCGGCGTCTTGCTTGCCCTTCGAGAAGTTGAAAAGCCCCAGCTCGTGCGCCAGAAGCAGCAGCATGCGCAGTTGCTCGTGGCGCACGTCGAGTTGGCTGAGCGTGGTGCGCTTGTGGTAACGCTTTTGCGCCTCGGTCACCAGGTTGTACACGTCCACATAGGCCTGGCGCAGTTGCTGCGCCATCACATACTTGTGATGCGACGGGAAATGAGCCAGGTACAGCTCCAGCTGCGCGCCGAACAGCACCAGCTTGCGGTGCAAGCCGGCCTGGGCGTGGATGCTGCGTGTGGGGTGGCTCATGGCGTGGGAGGCAGGCCCAGTCGCTACCGCTCAGGGCCTCAGGGTTACAGGTAAGAGGCGGCGCGGAACCCGACGTAGACGTCCGAGCTGCCGCGGGCGATGTTCAAGTACAGCGCCCAGACCCCGGCATCGCCGCCGAAGTTCCAGCTGCCGCCAGAGATCACACAGAGCTCATTCGGGCGCGCGTCGTACAGGTAATCGTTGCCGAACTGGTTGCTGCCGCCCACGCCACCAGACAGCGGGATTCCAAGGCCTGCAAAGCCCCAGGCGGTGCCGCTGGTGGAGGCGCTCAGCACCTGCGCCGCGTTTCCGTAGGTCTTGTTGCTGGCGCTGTTGGTCAGGCTCTCGTAAGTGGCGCCGATGTTGGTGTACATGGCCGCCAGGCCGGTGGCGCCCCAGGCGTCAGTGGCCAGGGTAGTGCCGCCGGTGATGGTGCCTACGTCCACGCCGGTGTTCAGCATAAAAAAGCTGGTGCCGTTGCTGGTGAAGCCCAGCTCGGTTTCCCACACGATGCCGTTCAAGTCGGCCACGCCGCACATCATGCCGTTGTGCGTGGTGCGCGCCATGAAGTTGGCGCTGCCGGTGCGGCCAGTGTTGTAGGTGCCATTTCCGTCGTTCACAAACGAGATGGCGGCGTCGTTGGTGTCGCCGTTGGCGTTGTTGTTGCAGCCCTTGGGAAAGTTGGTGCTGCCGGCGCTGTACCAGGCGCAGTAGGTGGTGCCGGTGGCGGCTGATCCGTGGGCATTGGCCAGCAGCGCCAGGGCGCCGCGGATGAAGCGCGTGTTGCAGAAAAAGCGGGTGCCGCGGGTCTTGGCGGCTGCAATGGCGCCGGCTAGGTTGTTGCTGGGTGCGCCGGTGAGGCTGGCGAAGGTGGCGGTGCTCAAGGAGCCGCGCTGCGCGCTGCTGAGCACGATGCCGTTCTTCAGGCTGGAGGCCGTACCGCCGTTGTTGCTGGCCAGGTACTTGTCCACAAACACGCCCTGGCGGATGCTTCCGCCGTTGTAGAAGGCGCGGTGCAGGGCGTAGCCCGCAGCGTTGGCATCGGACACGCTGGCCCAGTGGCTGAAGGGCTTGATGTCCACCACGTTGATGGCCCCGCCATTGCTGCCGGTGCCGTAGCGGTAATAGAAGGCCGGGATGTAGACCATTACCGAGCCATCGCTGTACTGGTAGTTGCCGTAGTTTTCCGAGGCCGGGTCTTCAGTGCCGTAGAGCTTGGCAAAGCCTGCCGGCACTTCGGGCGCGATACCTACGCCAAACCCCTGCTGGCCGGCCACGCCGATGTGGTTGACCAGGCCGGCGCCGCCGGCAGTGCCGATGCGGATGCCGTTGGGGAAGTTGACGGGCGAGGCGTCAGGGGTTTGGATGGTGCGGGTGACAAGGGTGCTCATTGGATGCTCCAGGTGGCGAAGTCTTGGACGGTGACGGTGATGCCGTCGGCGATGGCGATGGGCCCGGCGCTCATGGCGTTGTAGGCGCTGCCGATGGTGAGGTGGGCGGTGATCTGCCGGGTGTTCAGGCGCACGGGCGAATCCGGGCTGACGGCCTGCGCTTGGCCGGCGCTGACGGCTGCCGCGGCGGCGCTGGCGGCGGCTGCCGCCGCATTTGCCGCGGGGCTTTGCGCGGTGACGGTGGCGGCGGCGGCATCGGCCAGCACGCGGTCAGCCTGCGCGGCGGCGGCGCTGCTGGCGGCTTCCACGGCGTTGGTGAATGTGACTGAGCCGACCGCGTTGGTCTGCGTGCCGAAGGCGCCCATGGCGCCCAGAAACGCATCAGCGCGCGTGGCAAAGTTGGCCGGGTCTGCCCGGCTGGGCGCGGTGGGCAGTGAGGTGATGGGGGTGGGTGAGGTGGGCATGGTCAGACCAGTCCTTCAATTTCGAGGGTGCAATAGCTTTTGAGCTGATAGGCGATGTCAATGTTGAAATCGCGGAAGAAGCCGTACACCGTGAGCGGGCGGAACAGTTGATCCGTGGGCACGCCCACCCACACGGCCGGCTTGGCGCGCACGCGGCTCAGCACCTGCTGCACGCGGGCCACTTGCACGGTGTCCAGCATCAGGCGCACGTTCATGCGCTTGCTGAAAGCGCGCTCCACGAAGGTGGTGGTGCCGAACTCATCGGTTTCTTTGCGGCTGTAATCCACGATGCCTAGGCTGGCGCCGTATTCCGCATCACCCAGCTCGTACTGGTTGCCGAAGACCAGTTGCCCGATTGCCACGGTGCCTGAGCCGGATACGCTGACCGTCATGCGGCCGCTGGCGTAGGGTGGCAGATCGGTCAGCACCACCTCTTCCACCTGCACATAGGGCTCAAAGAAGTATTGGTACCAGTCGAAGATGAAGGTGCCGTCCAGGTTGACGGTGCGGCTGTAGACAGTGGGGCCAGCCGCGCCGTCTGTCACCGTGATGGTGACCTGGGTGCCCACCAGGCCGAACAGCGCCATGGCGTTGGCCAGGCCGGTGGCCAGCACGACGGTGAGCGGGGTGCTGCGCGTGGTGGCCGTGCTCACCTGGTCATCGAACATCGCGTGCGTGTTGTCCGGCCCAATGAGCACCCATTGCGTGGGGCTGATGTCGGGCTGGTTGCCGGTGTTGCTGTTGACCAGGCTTTGATAGATGTGCGTGCCGTAATCGACGAAGGCGTCTTTGGCGTAGGTGGTGCCTACGGCCCAGGCGCTGTACGCCTCAGTGGCGTTGCTGCTTACCAGGTGCGTGGCGGCCACGAAGGGCGTGGGGGCGATGAGCTTCATGTGGCGGCCACCGTTTGCAGGCTGGTGCCGTCAGGCGTCACGCGGTCCAGGATGCGCGCGGTCTTGTTGGTGGCCACGGCGGTGGAGCGGGCTTCGGCGCGCAGGCCTTCCATTTCGGCGCGCAGGGCGCGGATCTCGGCCACAAGCGCTTCTTCGCGTCGGGCGTTGTCGCTGAACATGCGCACGCCCAGGCTGCCATCGGCCGATCGGCCCAGTGGCATGATGGCTTCGGGGCCCGCCTCGCCCATGACGCCCATGGGAAAAGCCGTGGGCGATGTGACCAGGCCGTTGGCGAACACGCCGCCCAGGGCGAAGCCGGCGGCCTTTTTCAGGTCTTCCCACGCTTTGTCTGTTTGCGGGCCGAAAAGCGTTTCGGCGATCCTCCTGGTTTCGGCGTCGGTATACAGCTCACGGAAGCCCGAATAGAAGGTGGCCTTCTGCCTCATAGACGCGGTTTCCGGCATCAATGCCAGCGTCGTCTTGGCCAGCAGCGTGTTGGTGCGCGTGATGTTGTCAAAAATGCTGCGCAGGGCGTTTGATGGATCAAATGTCACGGTTCCTTGCAGCGTGACGGTGCTGTTGGTGGCCGTTGAGTTGGACAACAGGCCCAGCAGGTTTTTCTGGTCTTGGGTCAGTTGACCGGTGTCCACCAATGCCCGCACGATCTTGGTGACGCTTTCGGCTTGCTGGGCCAGCAGTTGCTTTTGCTCTGACGACAAAGTGCCGGTGCTGACAGCGGCGGCGATGGTCTTGGTGACCGTTTCGTCCACCATCTGCAGCGCCTTCTTTTCGTCCGATGTCAGCACATCGGTGAAAGCGGCCGACAGCACCACGGCTCGGGCGGCAGTGGTGTTCGCGCTCAGCAGCAGGTTCTTTTCCTGAACGGACAGGGCAGAGTCCACCACTGCGGTGATGGTGGCGGTGAAGGTGGTGCCTTTGCCGGAAATCAGCGCCTTGATGTCGTCTGGCAGGTTGCTGTCTGCCACAGCTTTGAGGATGACTTCAAGCTGGCCACGCGCCTCGGCGCTTTGCAGCTTTTGCACTTCATTGACGGTGTTGGACGTGTTGAGCTCGATGTTAGCCAGCACCTGAGCAGCGGCGGCTTGGTCGGCCAGGGCTTTTGTCAGCGCATCGCCGGCCGCCTTGAACTGGACCAGCAGGTCCTCGACCTGGCGCGTCAGCGGCGCGCCGATGGCGTTGGCCACGCTCAGCGCGTCGGCCAGTGCGGTTTGTGCGGCGGTCAGTTCCTGCGTGGCCACCAGCATGGGGTCAGCCTGGGTGGCGGCGGGCACCACGGTGGCTGCGGCCACCGCTGCCACTTCGGCCACGCTGGAGAGAATGCGGGCGCGCTCGGTGGCAGCCTCGGCGGCCGTGCGGGCGTTGGATCGGGCCAGGTCGATGGCGGCGCGGGCGGCATCGGGCAGGCCGCGCATGGCCTCACTGTCACCGCCCAGCGCTTTGCGCAGGATGCCGGCAAAGGCGGCATCTGGGGCGGTGAACTCGCCGGCCACGAACTCTTGCAGGCTGGCGCCCAGTTCGCGCAGGCTGAGCGCGGCGCTGCGGGCTTGGTCGGCCAGTTGAGATGTGATGTCCGCGATGCGGCCCTGCGCGGCAGCCACGCGGTCTTGTGCGCTTAGGTAGGCGCTGGTGCCGGCGGCGCGCACGGCGTCCACGCCAGACTGTGCGCTTAGCACGGCAGCGCGGGCGCGTTCCAGGGTGCCACGCGCGGTTTCGACGGCGGCCGCGTAGTCGCGCTGCGCCTGGGCGGCTGCTGCAGCGGCGGCCTGCTCGTCTTCAAGTGCCGCGATGCGGTCAAACAGGGCACGGTTGGTGGCGTCAAGCGCAGCACGGTCCAGCGCCCGCAGGGCTGCGGTGTCGCCCTGCAGTTGGAGCAGCTGCCGCTCCAGGCCCAGGCGCTCTTGGCCGATGCGCTGGGTTTCAGCGGCGGCGGCGCGGGCGGCCTCTTCGGCGGCGGCTGCTGCCGTGCGCGTGGCTTCGGCGGCAGCGGCTTCGGCGGCCTGGCTGTCCTGCAGGGCGGTGATACGGTCGAACAGCGCCCGGTTGCTCTCGTCCAGCGCGGCGCGGTCCAGCGCCCGCAGGGCCGCGGTGTCGCCTTGAAGCTGCAGCAGTTGCCGCTCCAGGCCCTGGCGCTCGCGCAGGATGTCGGCGGCGCTGCGCAGGGCTTCGGTGGCTTGGTCGCTGGCCTCGGCCACGTCTTCCAGCACCGGGGTGATGCCGGCGAAGGTTCCGCTGAGTTGCACCAGCACGGCGAAGTTCTTGCGGCCCGCCTCGGTGGTGAGGTCTTGCGCCTCCACCAGTTGGCGGTAGGCATCGCGCGTGGTGGGCAGGGCCAGGCCCAGGCCGCCCAGGGCTTCGGTGAGCTGGGCGGTGGTCTTGGCGGTGCGCTCGGCTTCGGTGAAAAACTCGGCGTAGTAGGCAGCGCTGGCCTGGGTGAAGTTCTCCAGGCCGCCGAAGGCATCGGCCAGTTGGCTGGCCAGGTCGGCGCCGGCCAGGCTGGTGGCGTACAGGTTCAGGCCCAGCAGTTCGAGCGCCGGGTTGATGGTGCTCAGGCTGGTGGCCAGGCGCGTCAGGGTCTGTACGTTGGTTTCGCCGGCACGGGCGTAGCTGGTGCCTGTGGCCTCAATGGTGCGGGTGACTTCGCTTACCTGGTCGATGAATCCCCTGAACGTGCTGCCGGATTCCGTTTGCTCCCAGTCTTCGATGCGCGTGGTGAGGGTTTCCGTGACGGTGCGGCTGGCGCCCAGCACGAAGGCGGCCAGGTCTTCGTTCGCGGCGGCCAGCGCTTCTTCCACCTTCTTGGCGGCCTGCT